GTAACTCATGGCTATCGTTGCAGCGTTCAATCTGGCTACCGCTCCTGACCAGCCGCAATCGACGGCAAGCCCCGTACCCGGTGGCGCTGACCCTTCGGCGTACACTTACTGGAGCATCGTCCTGCCGGTGTCGTATTTGTTCTTCACCCCCGATCCCGGCACCGGAACTGCATACTAGTTGCGCTTGCACAACAAGTCGCATACCATCCACTCGTACTGGCCCGATTGACCAGGGATTCTAAGGAATCAACATGTCTGAGACGAATGACCTTGTAGCGGTTGAACCCGCGCCGGAACTGGAAGCCACGGCGGCTCCGGTACCCGATGCTGCCCTTGAGGCAAAGCCGGAGGAAGTGCCTGCCCCCAAGACCTTTACCCAAGAGGAACTGGACGCGGCGGTAGGCAAAAGGCTTGCGCGTGAACGGCGCAAGTGGGAACGCGAGATGGCGGCGAAGGCACCGGAAGCCCCCAAGGCTGACGCGCCGTTGCCGCCGAAGGAAGAAGACCCCGAGGGCTACGCAGAGGCTTTGGCCGAGCGTAAAGCTGCGGAACTTCTTGCCAAGCGCGAGGCTGAACGAGAGGCGCAAGAGCGGCTTTCGGCGTATCAGGATCGTGAGGAGCAGGCCCGGGACAAGTACGACGACTTTGAGTCCGTCGTATACAACCCGCAGCTTCGCATCACGAACGTGATGGCCGAAACCATCCAAGCGTCTGATGTCGGCCCGGATGTCGCTTACTACCTTGGTACCAACCCCAAGGAAGCCGAGCGCATCGCCCGTCTGTCGCCGTTCTTGCAGGCCAAGGAGATTGGTCGGATTGAGGCCAAGTTGGCCGCAGAACCGATCCAGACTCGCAAGACAACTGCTGCACCACCGCCGATTCGGCCTGTAACGGCCCGGGCAAGTGGCGCACCGGCGAAGGACACGACCGACCCTCGTTCCATCAAGGACATGAGTACGTCGGAGTGGATTGAAGCCGAGCGTCAGCGCCAGATTCGACTGTGGGAACAGCGCAACCGCTAACCCATTTTTTAGGAGTCCCTTTGTGGCTAACTCACTTCTGACAATCGACATGATCACCCGGAAGGCTCTGGAGATTCTGGAGAACAACCTGGTGATCACCCGCAACGTCAACCGCCAGTACGACGACTCGTTCGCCGTTGAGGGCGCGAAGATTGGTTCGACCCTCCGCATCCGTCTGCCGGACCGCGCGCTGGTGACCGATGGCGCTGCCCTCCAGGTGCAGCAGGACAACGAGCAGTACACCTCGCTTACCGTGTCCAGCCAGAAGCACATCGGCGTCAACTTCACGTCCGCCGAGCTTGCCCTCCAGTTGGACGACTTCGCGGAGCGCGTCCTCAAGCCGCGTATCTCGCAGCTCGCCTCCAGCGTGGACGCCGATGTGGCGAACGCCTACAACAGCGTCTACCAGTCGGTCGGCACCCCGGGCACCACGCCCGCGACCTCGCTCGTCATGCTTCAGGCCAACCAGAAGCTCAACGAGGCTGCTGCCCCGATGTCCCCGCGTTACCTCACCGTCAACCCCGCCGCCAACGCGGGTCTGGTCGAGGGCATGAAGGGCCTCTTCAACCCGGTCAGCACCGTGAGCAAGCAGTTCAAGGGTGGCCTGATGGGTGAGGGCATCCTCGGCTTTGATGAGATTGGCATGAGCCAGTCCATCAAGCAGTTCACCACGGGTTCCCGTTCGGGCACCATCACGGTGAGCGGCACGGTGTCCTCGCAGGGTGCGTCCACCATCACCTTCGCCGGTACCACGGGTCACACGCTGAGGGTCGGTGACGTGTTCACCATCGCCAACGTGTTCGCCGTCAACCCGCAGACCCGCGAGTCCACGGGTTCGCTCCAGCAGTTCGTGGTGACGGAAGACATCACCGCCGCAGCGAGTGCGTTCACCAACGTCAAGATCAGCCCGGCCATCTACACGTCGGGTCACGCTCTTGCGACGGTGGATTCGTTCCCGCAGAACAGCGCGACGGTGACCTTCCTCGGCGCGGCCAGCACCAGCTACCCGCAGAACCTGGCGTACCACAAGGACGCCATCACCTTCGCCACCGCCGACCTCCTGCTCCCGCAGGGCGTTGACATGGCGAGCCGTCAGGTCCACAACGGCATCTCGCTGCGTGTCGTGCGTCAGTACGACATCAACAACGACCGTATGCCGTGCCGCATCGACGTGCTGTACGGTTACGGAGTCATCCGTCCGCAGCTCGCCGCCCGCGTCTGGGGCTAACCCTCAACCCTCTCAGGAGAAATCAGCATGGCTCTTCCTAACGGCACTGGTGGTTACCAGGTTGGTCCGGGCGCAGATGAGGCGCAGTTCGCGCCCCAGAAGGCTCCGGTTGCCTACACCGGCACGACCGTCACCCTCGCGGCGTCGGATCTCGCCAACGGCCTCGTCACGTCCACCAACGCTTCGGCGGTCGGCTTCACGCTGCCCACCGCGGCGCTCATGGACGCCGAGTGCCCGAGCGCGGGCAACAACACCGCGCTTGAGTTCGTCATCGTCAACCTCGGCTCTGCCTCGGGCGCGGTGACGCTCAACGGCGGCACGGGCTTCACGGTTGTGGGTTTGGCCACGGTCGCCATCAGCACTTCGGGTCGCTACCGCGCCCGCAAGGTCGCTGACGGCACTTGGGTCGCCTACCGCGTGTAACGGCTAGCGGCCCCCGCTTTCGGGCGGGGGCCGCTTCCTTCAAGGAGAACCTTCATGGCAAACACCAAGCCTATTGGCGTTGCTTTTGCGGACCCAGTTTTGGAGTCGGGCACGGAGTTTACCGACGCCGCCAAGGCCGAGAACGACCTGTTCTCGGACTGCGTGGCGCAGCACCAGGGTGCCACGATTGCGACCACGGGCAACAGCGACACGTACATCATCGCTCCGGTTTCGGGCGTGGTGTCGGGCATCATCTTCTCGCCTACGGCGGCGCTTGCGGCCAGCGATACCAACTTCATCACCTTCTCGGTGACGAACTTGGGTCAGGCGGGTGCGGGATCGGCGGCGCTTCTGGCGGCTACCGATGCCAACACCACCAAGACGACGGGCGGTTCGGCGCTTTCGGCAGACACGCGGCGTAACCTCACGCTCAACGGCACGGCGGCTAACCTCGTCGTGGCGAAGGGTGACCGGCTGCGCATGCGCGCTGCGGCTACGGGTACGCTGGCCAACACCGTGACCTTCCCGGTGTATGCGCTGACCTTCACCCCGGCCTAATGCCCGTCTACCTTCGGCACCCTCGGCACGGCAGCAAGGTGGCTATCTCCGATTTGGAGGTAGCCGCCGACCTGCTGCGAGGGTGGGAGCGGTACGACCCTACCGCCCCTGAGCCGAAGGTTGACGAGCTTCCTACCGACAACACGCTAGAGGTCAAACGGCGTCGCCGCACGACCGAGGACTAAAACATGGCTGTCAACGCGCAGGAGCTGATTTACAAGTCGCTCCGACTTCTTGGGGTTCTGGCCTCTGGCGAAGCACCGACCGCCGCCGAGGCGCAGGACTCCCTGTACACCCTCAACTCGGTGATCGACTCGTACTCGGCAAACCCGCAGTTCTACTTTGCAACGCTTGCAGAGCAGTTCACTACGGTGAACGGGCAAAGCACTTACACTATCGGAAACGATCCCGATACGACCCCTGCGGCGGATTTTGTCACCAATCGCCCCATCCGTATCGTTGGCGCGTTTGTTCGCATCAGCAACATCGACACGCCGCTTGCGCTCATCACCGAGCAGTATTGGACCAACATCACCAACAAGGCGCTGGCGGGTACGCCGCAGAAACTGCTGTACCGGCCCGACGCTCCGTATGGTCGTGTTTTGCTGTATCCCACACCTAACGCCGCGGTGTCTTTGTTCATCAAGGCGGAGAAGATGATCGGGCGGTATGCCACGCTGACCACTACGCAGTACCTGCCGCCTGGCTATCAGCGTCTTCTGGAACTGTCGCTTGCGATGGATTTGGCCCCCGAGTATGGCTCGCGGGTCGCGCCGGAAACGGTGTCTAATCTCAAGCAGGATTTGGACAGCCTCATCCGCACGAACATCCAGAAGTTGCCGAACAGCAAGATTGGGAATGTGCCCAACAGCAACATCTACAACGACGTGGGATCGGTTCCTCAACAGAACATGGGGTAAGCCATGACCACCGTTCGTGAGTTGCTGAACGGCGCGCACAGGTTGCTTGGTCTGACCTCTTCGGGCAACGTGTTGCCGGAGGCGGTCTACCAAGACAACCTGCCTGCGCTCAATCAGATGCTGGACAGCTGGACTACGGAACGGCTGTCCGTGTTCTGCACGCAAGACCAAGTGTTCACTTGGGAGCCGAACAACCGCGTCCGCACCCTTGGCCCCACGGGCGATTTCTTGTACCCGCTCGCTACGCAGGGCGGCGATCCGTTGACCACGGAAAATGATGACCTGATTGTGCCTAGCGGGTACGAAACGCAGCGCCCAGTCTTGCTTGAGGACTCGACCTATTTCCGCGACCCATCTACCAACGTGTCGTATGGCATCAAGTTCATCAACCAGTTGCAGTACAACAACATCGCGGTCAAGACGGTCACCAGCACGTTTCCGCAGGTCATGTGGGTGAACATGACCCTGCCCAACATCACGCTGTCGGTATACCCGGTGCCGACGCGGACATTGGAGTTCCATTTCGTATCGGTAGCGCCTCTGACTTCGGCTACGGGGCTTGAGACGGCGCTGCTGTTCCCGCCAGGGTATCTGCGGGCGTTTCGTTACAACTTGGCGTTGGAACTGGCCCCCGAGTTCAACACCGAACCGGCCTCCGATGTGCGCCGGATTGCGATGGTAAGCAAGCGCAACCTCAAGCGTATCAACAACCCGGATGACGTGATGTCAATGCCGTACAGCCTCATGGCGCGGCGCAACCGCTTCAACATCTTCGCCGGGAACTACTGATGAAGACGCCGATCCTCGGCAGCAGCTACGTCCTGCGTAGCCCCAATGCTGCCGACAATCGGATGGTCAACCTGTACCCCGAGGCCATCCCCGAGGGCGGCAAGGAACCTGCCTACTTGCAGCGATGCCCGGGGTTGCGCCTTGTCTCTACCGTAGGCACTGGCCCCATCCGCGGGCTGTGGGCGCATGGGACGGATGTGTATGTCGCTTCGGGAGAAGAGTTCTACAAGCTCTCTGCGGGGCTGACGGCAACCAAGTTGGGCGACATCACGGGCTACGGCCCTGTATCGATGGCCGATAACGGCACGCAGATTTTCATCGCCTGCAACCCGGATGGGTTCATCTACAACATGAACACTGCCGCGTTTGCAAAAATCACCGACCCCGATTTCCCCGGGGCGGTGAATGTCGGCTACTTGGACGGTTACTTCGTGTTCAACGAGCCGAATAGCCAAAAAGTGTGGGTAACGAGCTTGTTTGACGGCCTTTCCATCGATCCGCTGGACTTTGCCAGCGCCGAGGGGTCGCCTGACGGTCTGGTGTCGCTGATGGTAGATCACCGCGAGGTGTGGCTTTTCGGAACCAACTCGGTTGAGGTCTGGTACAACTCGGGCGACCTAGATTTTCCGCTGTCACGCATCCAAGGTGCGTACAACGAGATCGGCTGCATCGCCCCTTACTCCGTGGCGAAGCTTGACAACAGCGTCTTCTGGCTAGGGGCAGACGCCCGCGGTCAGGGCATCGTCTATCGGGCGCAAGGTTACCAGGGTGTGCGGGTATCCACCCATGCGGTGGAGTTCGCCATCCAAGGCTACGCCGATATGTCCGACGCTGTGGCCTACACCTATCAGCAGGACGGCCATGCGTTCTATGTCCTCATTTTCCCAAGTGCCGAAACCACTTGGGTCTACGATGCGGCGACGGGCGCGTGGCATGAGCGGGCGGCGTTGGTGACCGGGCGGTTCCGTCGTCATCGCGGCAACTGCCAAGCGCGGTTCAACGGCGATCCGTTGGTAGGCGACTTTGAAAACGGCAAGTTGTACGCGTTTGACTTGACGGTGTACGCCGACGACGGCGTGCCGCAGAAGTGGCTGCGGTCGTGGCGTGCGCTTGGCCCCAGTCAGAATGACCTCAAGCGCACCCTGCACCGCCGCCTGCAACTGGACTGTCAGGTGGGTGTGGGGCTTTCGGTCGGGCAGGGCAGCAATCCTCAAGTGATGCTGCGATGGTCGGACGACGGAGGCCACACTTGGAGTTACGAGAACTGGCGTCCTCTCGGTGCAATCGGCCGCACCGAAACCCGCGTCATCTGGAATCGCTTGGGCGCTACGCTCAAGTCCCGCGACC